AAATTATTAAAGATTAACTAGGGCTAAACTATAGGATTAAATCTTGTAGCGTACTTCTCCACCTGAGTAATCGAAGTCTATTGGACCACGGATCCTACTGATCCAGGCCCTTCTAAACCTGATGTTCCCAAGTAGAGAAACCAGCGATCTTGAACGACCACCACGTTGTAAGAGACTCAGTCTTGATGTAAAGGCAGCCAGGATCCTGACCTGCTCCGCTCGCTCCACCAGCCTACTTCTTCCGAGCTCACCTCTAAGGCTAGGGACTGTGTGCATCACTTGATCGCTAAAGAAGTTCATAAGTAAGGCGAACTCGAACCTCCCAACACTCTCGGGGATGTAGATCTCGTTCTCGCCATCAAAGAAATCCAGATTCGTGATCGAGACGTCATCTTCCTCTGGTACGGAACTTCTTAAGGCTTTAAGTGTCTGCTTCAACTTAAAGAGCAGTGGCCTGTTGCTGTCATCTCTTAAGTGTGCTTCAAAATCTTGGTAGTTGGCATAAACTGAAGGACTAAAGTATATATTCTTGTCTGTGAAAAGTGTCTGCTGAACAGCCTTCCACTTATTCATATCGAATTTCAATGGGGGCACATTGAATCCGAACTTTGAAAAGAGATTGTAAGTCTCTTTACCACCATAAGTGTGTGTGTGGAAGGCCCGCCCCTTCATTTTGAAGAGGCGCCATGGCATCTCAACTCGCTCTCGGTGAAATCTTGCTGCATTTAACTTCAAATTGTCGTAGACTTTGGTGAAGGCATTATCCCAATAAAGCTCTGAGTACTGTCTATGTGTACGCAATCTGTACATCCAGAGCCTCGCGGTTCCTGTTATCTGTATTTGTAACTTGATCGACAGGTCGTCACGCGGTAGAATACTTACTGGTAATCTTTGTATTGTGGAAGTATCTGCGCAGTTATTAATTAACCAGAATGCGTCGTATAGTAACATTGAGAGAACGTATCTGGTTTTTAGATTCGCATAGTTTTCGAAGAAAGCCATTTTCAATCTGGTGATGTGGTCATCCAGTGTCTTAACTTTCGATTCTGGGTTGGCCAACTTCCTGAGTACCTCATTAGTAGGCCTCATAAAACCATCTCTACCTGGTGAGACAGCAAGGAAGTTCCAAGTGTTTTTGAAATCATAGACCCAGTTATGGTTATTTTGGAAGTACTCTTCGTCGATATCCACATCCATGTCATATCGACTTCTAGCATAAGTGAAGCCATCGTCCAAGATGGGTATGGGTCCATTACGAACCTCAACCCTCTTGTATCCGACGATTCCACTTTGACTAAGAACATTCACATCTTTGTATTGGCGTATCACACGGCGGACACGCTTGCAAAAAGTGATTTTGCTCTTTTTAGGGTGTACTTCCATTCCGAAAAGTTCCATCGCCCTGGTTGAGATTAACCGCTTTAACTTGAAAGGACTCCTCCTGGGTAAAACCAATCAATGAATCGTCACCATAAACGATAAAATTGACAGGAGCGGAGCGTGGATCATTTTCAAGGGGCTTGAGAATGTCTGTAAGCATAATTAAGTTGCACAATGATCCAATTATGCTAGTCATTCCGGACCCAGATGGTATACCATAATCATTTTGGTATATTTCTCCATTGGGTAAGACAACTCTTGAGTTAATGAAATTATACTCAATAGTATTGAGGACTTTATTTGTCATAGGGTCATCTCCTAAGACAAACTTTAAAACATCGAAAGCCATGCGAATCACGGTCGGAGGCATCCTGACATCGAATTTCGAATAGTCAAGAGATCCGACCATCGGGTACTGGTCTGCCCATTTCTTGAGCACATCTCCTTGTGCGTACTTATTAACACCGACCATGACCCTAGTTATAAAGGGGTTACCATTTAGTAACTTGTGTTCGAGTTCGTCTAGTATGGGCTTACATAGCAAACTCTCTTCAAAGTCGCAAACCCAGATGGCTCTCCCCATCGGTTTGCGTTCTACTACCTTTTGAACTGCTTCAATTGTCTTCATTGTTTTTGGTCTTCCAGCTAGGTACCAATAAAAGATTGGGATTCGTCCAGCGTCAATGATTTTAAGCATCGACTGTGCTCTCTGGATTCCCATATCTCCTACCTCCCATTTCTTCTTGAAGCCCATCTGTCTCCAAGATATCCCTGGTGAGGTGTTCCCATTATAAGTAATCTTTTTAGGATCAAACGTATACGTATAGTTCGTTTTAAAGGAACCAAAAGCTATACGTGCATAATCTTCACGTGTATAAGAGAGGGTACAATCTCTCTTTATCTTCACCGAATCATAATTCTCGATATATGCAATCGAGTCAGCAGTATCACCACCTGCGGTTGAGAAGCGCATTACATCCCTAAGGATAACTTTTCCTCCTTTCCCTCCATAAGCCCCGAGAGAATTGAGAAGGAATACATTTTTGCTAATAGCAGACTGCCCTGAGGCATATGTAGCACTAGACCTTCCTATATACTTAAACTGTTTCAGTTTTACCTCGCCTTTAAACTTAATCCTGATAGCATTTGCCCTCTTAACGAGCCAGTCATATGTCCCTTTCGAGAGGAGGGCCTGACGATGGTCGAGCAACCTCTCTCGCAGCGTTCCGAAATAACAAGGCAAGCTTGTCATTCTTCTGCAACCACGAGACGACCCATGTGTAGACCTCTCCCACGTTCTTCAGTAAATAATCAGCTGCTAGTAAGTCTCCTCCAAATGAGTTATAAGAGTTAGGCTGATTTCTAACTTGTTCTAAGCAATACTCTTGCGCAAAGACGGGAAGACTCGCATAATCCGGACTACCAGTTTGGAGAAATGTCAAGGCCTTCCTGTACTGAAGGAATTCGAGTCTTTTCTCCTCCAGATTCCTTCTCTTGAGTTGGAGTATCCTCTGAATCTCTTCAATTTCCTCCTGGTCACTAGTCAGCTCCTTCTTGAGTTGCGTGCCTAGTTTTGAGAGGATGAGAGCGAGCTTGACTTCTACATTCGCGCTCTTCTCGAGATCAGTACATCTGAATCTGTCGCACAGGGAAGCGAAGTAACCCTTGAGGTCACGCCTGACGACAGCTCCCATCATCAAGTCAACTTCATTATGTGTTGTCACAATGATGAAGCTTATTGTGTGGAAATTTGCTCCTTTTTTGTTTGCGAGGTTGGCCACCTCTTTCTTAAAGTATTCTCCATGGGTAGCGCCCATGCTCAGAGTCTTTGCATACATTGTAGTCGCCCATTCTTGGAAACTTTTCTTTGTCGATGTAGCGTCGGCATCCCCAGCGGATCCTTTCTCGATATCAGCTTTTATGAGTCCTTGGTTGATAACTCGAGAATTGAGGACGACATCGATCTTCTCCTCTTTTAAGGTCGATATGACCCGGTTGACTCCTTTCTGTTGTAGCTCCATTAATTGAGGCATTTCACGTGCTGCCCTAATTAGTCCATCCCAGTTAAAAAGATCCTCTGCAGGCTCTTCAGCGACTGGTGGGTTACCCCACTCCATCCCTTCGAGCAATACAGGGGTTTTTCGAACTCGGTCAGGATTCATGTAGTCCAGTGATGCTTCTTGATCGTAACTAGCGTTGATTATGAGGCTAGAAGCCATCAAATCAGATAATGCTTGGGTATTATTGTCTTCTAGTTCCAATATAGACTCTCTGAACTCTTTACCGATCGCGACGACACGTCCTGCCTTCTTTATGAGCCCAGCTACGAAATAGAATGTCTGGGGTGTGAGGCGGTAGGGATTCAGAACCTCGCCTGACACCAAGAAGTTCTCTAACTCGGCGCTCGCTTTAGCGTTACGCTTGCGAGCCGGCTC